GCTAATCGAAACTAGGAGTTGCTGAGATGGCACTTATTTGGATGGATGGATTCGATCACTATGGAACTGGGGCCACTGGCCAAGGTAATATGGCTAACCTTGGCTTATATTCTGCCGTCACTTCCACTATTCAGCCATCTACAACTAGAGCAAGGACTGGAACTCATTCATTAAGAATTATTAACGGCTCTGTTCGTCGTTCTTTTGGCACCGCAAAATCGCAAGTTGGAATTGGATACGCAATGTATTCAGAAGGTTTAAGTACCAGTGTGTTGATGCGCTTAGCAGACACAGCAAACAACTCGCTTTCTTATTTTTTCTGTGAAACAAGTGGACAGATTTCTTTATATCGCGGCGGCTCTAGTTCTTTGGCTGGATCGCTTTTGGTCGCCACCAGTCCTGCCCAATTAATTGTGCCAAACGCATGGTTTCATATTGAGTTTTTTGTATATACAAATAATAGCAACAGTTCATGCGAAGTGCGCATTAACGGCGTTACTCAGTTTGCAGTTTCCAATTTTCAAAGCGGTCGAGACACTAACGGCACGCTAGCGTCAATTCCTGTTCAAATGTCTATTGGCCAAGGCGCAACAAACTATGTTGTGCATATTGACGATCTGTACGCATGGGACACAAGCGGATCATTTAACAATGATTTTATTGGCGACCGTAAAGTTGCTACATTGTTTCCAAACGCAGACACTTCAGAAGCAGATTGGCTTAAAAGCACTGGATCGCTTGGGTACGCAGTTATTGATGAAAACCCGCAAAACGGTGACACAGACTATTTGTATTGTGAACCAGACACTAACGACCCGCCAGAGCCAATTGTCAGTACATTTGACATGACAAACATGCCAGCAGAAACTGGGGCAATTCTTGCCGTGCAAAACAACATGTTGTCTCGCAAAACAGATGCTGGCGATTGTATTATGCGCGCTGACATGGTTTCTGGGGCAGATGTTGCGCTTGGATCAGAAGTGTCTGTTAACCAATCTTACTTGTATAAAGCAGACGTTTTTGAGACTGATCCTGCTACCGGGGCGCTGTGGACAAAAGATTCTTTAAATGCGGCTAAATTACGCTTAACTAGGACGCTGTAATGGCTGACGCTCGTGTAACGCAAGATGTAGGTCTTGCGCTTTATGTCTCAGATGCAGAAGCGCGTATTACAAGTGATGCAGTGCTTGCACTTTATGGTTTAAGACCACCAGCACGCATCTCTCAAGATGTGGCGTTGATTTTGTATGACAAGTTTAGCTGCCTTACTAAATTGGCAGAATGTTGGAAAATTACTCGTCGAGATGGCACTATTTTGGGTTTTACAACACATGACGATGCCATCGTATATGACGGCACCACATACAAGGCATGTGAATCATTGCGGTCTGGTGCGTCATTAAACAGTACAACTGCTGGCATTGACAATGGCGATGTTGAATTTATGGGCTTAATTGACGATGACGCAATCACAGAGGCAGATTTGTATAATGGATTGTACGATGGCGCGTCAGTTGAGGTATTTCAATTACAGTGGGACTCTTTAAGCAAGCCAAAACGCCTAGCAAAAGGTTTGGTTGCAAAGGTCACTCACAGCCAGTCATCTTATGTGTGCTCTGTTCAAACGCCTGGCGCCAAGCTAACCCAACAAAGTTTGTTGACCACTTATACGCCCTCTTGTCGTTATCAGCTTGGCGATAGTAGATGTACTGTGCCGCTTTTCGGGTATGTGCAAACAGGGTCTGTTACAGGCACTGTAGCCCGCAACGCCACTAATAAGAACCAATACCGACAGTTTACAGATGCGGTAAGAACAGAAAATGCTGGATACTTTGATACTGGACTTCTTACTTGGACAACTGGGGCTAATGTTGGGATAATTGCAGAAGTTAAAACTTATTTGGCTGGCGAAATTATTTTGTGGGATATTATGCCAAATGAAATTGCAATTGGTGACGAATATACAATCAAGCCTGGATGCAACAAATCTAAAGAAGATTGTGTAAACAAGTTTAATAACTTTATTAACTTTGGCGGCTTTCCGCACATTCCAGGGCAAGATGCAATCTTGCAGACACCCGATGCAAAAGCATAAAGAAATTGTTGAAATTGCTAGAAGCTGGGCTGGCACTCCTTATGCTTATCAGCAATCAATTAAAAATGTTGGTGTAGATTGCATACAATTTATTTTGGCAGTGCTTAAAGAGGCTGGCGTTGACAAAGAAATTGAATTATATAAATACAGTCGTATATCAAATCCAAACCGCATCAAAGAGTATTTAAATATATACGCAGATCAATTAGATCAGCCGCACGAAGGTTGCATTGTGCACTTTGGAATTCGTCCAAAAATCCCAACGCACTTTGGATTTTATTCTGAGCTGTATGGCAAGCCAGCAATTATTCATGCCTCATCTGACATTGGAAAAGTAGTTGAACACAACATTCCAAAAGAGCAAATGGCATTAATTGATTCATATTGGTGGGTTAAGTAATGCAAACGCTATTTCAAATTGCTGGTACTTATATTGGATACAAACTAGGTGGCCCGCTTGGAGCCTCAGTTGGTTCTATTATTGGCGCTGGAATTGGAAATGAACTTTTTCCAAACAAAATTGAAGGGCCAAAACTTAGTGATTTAAGTATCATTTCTTCAACTTATGGCGCGCCAATTCCTTTGGTTTACGGAAACTACAATAGAATTTCTGGTAACGTCATTTGGACAACCGGACTAATTGAAACTGCCGTAACTAAATCTGTTGGCAGTTTTCCGTCTAAAACTAAAGTCACTACTTATCAATATAAATTATCTTGCGCTGTAGCTTTAAGCGCAGGTAAATGCAAAAACATTAAGCGCATTTGGGCTAACAAAAAGTTAATTTACGAAGATGTAATTTTAACTTTGTTAACGCCAGATTACGAATCTTGGACTGTAACCAGTGGCATTACAATGCCTACTGCCCCATTTTATTCTTTGTCGTTTTATCCTGGCGATAACATTCAAACGCCAGACCCAACAATGCAAAGCTATCTTGGCGCTACAAATGTTCCGTCTTATCGCAATACTTGCTATGTGGTTCTTAAAGATTTGCAATTGGCAGACTTTGGCAACTCAATGCCAAACCTAGAGTTTGAAATATCTGGCATTGATGGGGACACAGCCTCAATGATTGTCAATGACATTTGCCAGCGTTCAGACATGACTTTAGATGAGTATGCTTTGTCGCCAAAAATGGCTGGCTATCCAATTAAAGGTTATGCAATTGCTAGTGCAGGATCGGCTATTAATGCAATTAATCCTCTCATTACTGCGTATGGCTTTACGGCGTCTGAGCAAGGTGGAACTGTGCGCTTTACGGCCAGAGGCAGCAGCAGCAGAGCCACCATAGAAATTGGTGACTTGGGAGCAAAAGTTCCTTCAGATAGTGATTTTGCGCAGCCACCAATTAAAGTTAGCAGAGCGCCAGACTTTGAATTGCCACAAGAAGTGTCTGTTACCTATTTTGATACCGAACGCGATTACCAATCCGGCACCCAAAAATCTAGCCGATCTCTAGGTAATTCTGCGGCTAATTTTGCTATTGAGTTGCCGTTAGTACTTGACCCAAGCGAAGCTAAAAAAATGGCAGATCGAGGTTTGTGGGAGCCGTGGACTACCAGAACAACAGCTAATTTTTCTGTTTCTGAAAAATATGGATTTTTAAACGCCGGTGATGTTGTAACAGTGCCAATTTCAAATCGATATGTATCAATGCGAATTTCTTCTGTTACCAGAGGAAATAACGGCATTTATGAAATTGAAAGCAATTCTGACGATCAGTTTATATTTGATGGTAGTGACGCCGGAATTATTGCTAGAACACCACCGCAAGAAGTGCGTGTTGTGGTCGACTCGGTTGGATATTTATTTAACCCACCAATCTTAAGCGACGATCAAACTGACTCTAGTTATGTTGCAACTGTAGATAACGAGCGATCTTATTGGAGCGGCGCAGAACTTTATGAATTTCCAGGAACTTTGGTAGAAACCTTTAATGCAAGGTCAATTATTGGAACTTGCAATAATGTTCTTGGCGGCGTATCTACTACAGGATTATGGGATCGTAAAAATACTTTGACAGTCACATTAACTTATCCACTTGCAAATTTAGAAAGCGTTGATGAGGCATTGGTAATTCAAGGCGTTAACATGGCGTGGGTTGGCGCGCCTGATGGATCTACTGGAGAAATTATTCAGTTTGCTAACGCTACTTACGTTTCTCCAGGGGTTTACACCCTTAGCACTTTTCTGCGCGGAAGGCGGGCAACTGACCATTACGCATCAAATCATTTGTCTAATGAAGTTTTTGTGTTCCTTAACAATTTTGTTGACATTGGCGCTACAGAATCAGAAGTCAATGGACTGAAAGCAATGAAAATTGTAACCGCTGGCCAAGATCCAAGTGCCCTTTCTTATTTTGGGTTTAGACCAATTGGAGAAGGTGCGCGTTGTCGGACTGTTGCCAATCTTTATTGTGTTCGTAATGATTTAAACGAAGTAACTGTAACTTGGACGCCAAGAACCCGTTTGTACCCGCCTTTGCTTGGAAGCGGAGAAGTTCCACTTGGAGAAGCTGGCGAGTTTTATGAAATTGACATTACTAATGAGCCTGGCACTACTGTAGTGCGCACCTATGCTTCAACATCAAGATCTTTTACTTACAACACAACACAGCAAATTGCAGATGGCCTGACTCCTGGCAATCCAGTGTATGGTTACATTTATCAAATATCCGCAGTCCGTGGACGCGGTCATAGAAGGAGATTTATTGCATGAGCGCCTCACCTAATTTTGGATTGCCGTTTTTGGCCGCACAACAATTGCAGCCTGATGTAACTCACAATGAAGCAATACTACTGCTCCAAATTATGCAAAGTGGCGTAATTAGCGCCGGTTCTAATACCGCTCCTGTCAGCCCATCTGAAGGAGATTCTTATATTGTTGGCGCTTCTCCAAGCGGTGTTTGGGGCGGCAGGGCAAACGCTGTGACCATGTATTACAACGGGTCTTGGCAATTTGTGCCTGGGCGTAATTCGCTTGGCACTGTTATTTCAATGGGGACAGTACAAGAAGGTTTGATGGTGTGGAATAAAGCCTTAAACGCTATGATGGTTTGGAGCGGTACTGCGTGGGAAACTAAGTATTTCT